ACCTACTAATCTATAGGATAAACTTGGTTACTGCAAGTAAAACGAATATAACTTATGTACAAGCCCGCCGAAGCGGGCTATTTTTTATACTACCGCTGAATAACGACGATTACCAGAAGCCCCAATCCAGCTAAGCCATACATAGCCACCAGCTACAACCTTTCGATCGTAGTTAACTGTTTGACCAGCTGACCACATCCCTACATTTGCCGAAGAAGTAGATGCGCTAGCACGAATAATAGTGTTCACAGTAAACTTATAACTTCCTTTATTAGGTAAATTTGCACCCTTCAATAACGTGCTGCTATTCGAATTATTAGAATTACTGTTAGATGGAGATTCTAGGTCTTGCCCCAATACCCAGGAGTTGATACCTTCTAACAGAAAAGCGTACTTAGATCGTGATTGATTCACTTCTTTAACTTGCTTCACCTTGTAAGTTGAGCCTTTTACAAAGCTAGCGACTGACTGCCCTGTCTGATAATGAGTAGCACTAGTCTTCACTCTAACAGATGAACCAACAGCGTATTTGGTTGTCACAGTTGAAGTTGACGATCCAGAATTATTACTCGATGTGCTATCGCCGTTGTAATATTTTCTGATTTGATCCACGAAATATTGTTTGATAGCTGCTACACCTTTTCCGTGCAAATCCCACGCTCTGTGAGGACACGACGTAGAACTCAACTCACGATGTAAAGGAAAAACATCTGAAGCAGGATTCAAACCATACTTCTTACATAAATCAGCAGCCAGTTTAAACGCTTTTTGTTCATTCGCAAGATACGTGGATTCATTTCCCATAGATTGACATACTTCAATCCCCAAATAATTAGCATTACCTTTACTGTTGCCTGTATGCCACGCCTTGTTGCTGTCCTTCTCAGCCTGATATGTTCCATCACTTGCAACGTAGTAATGAGCAAATCCTAAAGAAGGCGTATGGCTTTCTAGCCAGTTTTTATAAAATGCAGCAGTGGCTCCTTGGCTTCCGGCATCATTATGCAAAACGATCGCTGTCGGGTTTGATCCACGAGCACCTGCAATTCCTGAATAACTTACTACCATTTATTCCACCTCCACTAATTTATGATTTGGCAATGACAACATTTGACCTTCTAATTCAATCTTGGTAAAGATTTCGTTCGATCTTAAAACTTTGTATTTTCCTGTTAAGTAAAAGAAGTCACCAATTTGGAATCCGTCAAATTCTTTAGGAAGTCCATCCGATGTAACCTCTTTAAAACCATTTTCTTCGTATCGATCGACTGTCTCTGTTTCTCCTTTTTCGAATGGATCTAACTGGACATATTCTTCTCCAACTTCTTTGACTTGTAATTTTCCGAGTACAGTTACATATGAGCCTTCTTTGAACATTATTCTTCCTCCTTTAGATATAGAAAAAGAGCGGCTTATTCAGCCACTCCTTGGTCAACGCCATCTTTCATCCCTTTTACCGCTGATTCGATTAGCAGATTCAACTCGTCTTCAGTAAACTTAATGCCGTTCTTGTTAAATAAGTCTACTAACTGAGCTTTGGCTTCTTCCAACTTAGCATCTCCATTTGCTTCTGTGTAAACTTGCTGCACTGCTGACACAACAATCGCTACATAGTTTTTCTTGCTTTCCAACTGAGCTAAGACACCTTTCTTCTTCAAGTATTCTGAACCCTTTTGGCCAATAAATGCCGCCACCAAACCAACCACAACAATCAATAAATTTAACAATGCGTCTTGTAATGCTTCCATCTAAATTCCACCTTTCAAAATAGTGTTCTCGTTTTTCAATGTTTCGTTTTCTCCTTCGAGATCTTGAATGCGTTCATCACGTTCTTCAACTTGCAACTCAAGAAACCCAATTTGTTCCTTGTATGCCGTCACTTGCTTCTCGTGTTCTTCCTTAAACTCTCGGAATTCTGATCTAACTGCTGCTAGCTCGTCTTTAAACTCCTTTACTTGCAATCGATAGCCTTCAATAATATTCCCCATGTTTTGGATATACAAAGCTTCTGCATTGTTATCCCCTTCTGTTTTCACTTCTTCAACTTTGTTCTTCCCCTGCACTTTAGCCACTAATTTCGGACCGTATACCGCCGAAAGAAAAACGCCGATAATTGTCATGATTTGCGGAAAACCGCTGGTCCAAAATCTATCCATCTACTTCATCCTTTATAATTATTTCCTGTTGATGTGCCTTCAGGATATTTGTGCTCATTAGCGCTATTGTGAAGCAATAAATCCACGATGGATTAGTACTCCCCTCTATGAAAGTGACTAAGAAACAAGAGCCCAATAGAAGCCACAGAAACAGCAACACGAAGTACAGAGGGAGTTTGAGATACACATTATCAATTATCAATCCAAACACTTTTAGAGCACCTATGATGATGAACATCAAACCAAAATAACGACCACCAACAACACCGAAGATGTTATTGATAGCCGCATAAGCGTTTGAATATGAAAGAATGTTTGTGTTGAAAAAGTGATAGAGCCCATAACCGATTGATCCTAGAGAGAATACGAAAGAGGTACTTCGTTTATTAATGTATCCTAGAGTATATCTAATTATTTTCCACATATGCCACCTGCTTTCATATAAATAAAAACCAATCAACTAGGAAGTTGATTGTTTTAGGAATTATTGTTTTTTTAGACTGGTTCCCTTGACCGCTGCATAAATAAATCTATTTCCGTAAGTAAATATAATGTACAATACGCATACAAAAAATATCATTCTGAATAATGTAAGCGGATTGTATAAAAACCACCTAGGTATTGTACTTATAACAATTACCGCCGTTAAGCTATACAGATCAGAATTTTTGGTGCAAATTTTTCTAAAAATGAAACAGACAACCAAGGCGGCCATGATAACACCAAACCATCCAAACCAAAAATAGAAGTGTGTAGGAAACAGCCCCCCTCCTACATTAATAAAATAGTTTTCACTGACGTATTTAGTGACATTTCCTGAATTATTATTTCCTCCTCCAAATATAGAAACAACAAAGTTGAAAAAAGATATAATTCTTTCTCTAAATGGTATATTGATCAGTTCTGTGGATGCCACATGTGTCGCGGATGCATAATAAGCATAAACAGGTGTATCAAATACAAGAAGGCGATCTTTGAGGGACAGCAATACATGCCATATACTAAAACCATATAAGCTAAAACTTGTTCTGTAGGCACCTATTAGAGAGTTAACAAAAACGCCCCCTATTGTAAGAAGAAGAGCAGTCTTCTTATTTAATGCATCATAAAAAATTGTAGAAATAGCTAGAATAATTATTTGTAATGAGGTAATTCTTCCTCCATAATAATAATCCTGGAAAATATAAATAGCCATAATCAAGACTAGAATCATTTTCCTAAAAAACTTATCTCCGGACGAGAAGTATCCAAATAAAAAAAGAAGTATAGAATACTCATACATAGGGGAGATATTAACTGTATATTGATTAGAGAAAGTCCTATCGATTCCATATATACCAATATATACTAAAATTATTATCAAAATATAGAAAATAACTACATTATCTTTTGGTTTAGGAGGATTAATTTCCGTGACCTTAGGGAAAAAGGCCGCCAATGTTGTCATAAAAAGTAAAACTATTCTAAGCGTCAAATCATAAATATGAAAATTTTTCACTTCAGTAAGAGGAATCCCTAAAGGCCCTCCAACGAGATATTCACCGACACCAATACTGTATATACAGTATGATAAAAACAACATAGCCACCATTAATGGAATTGAGTTTCGGCTCTTAAAAACTAATATCAAACTCAACAATATTGAAGAAACTGCCTCTAATTTAGATGTTATTTCACTTGATGGAAATAAAATATAGTATATTATTAATAGAATTAAGCCCGAACTGTAAAAAAATCTTTCTTTACTAATACTAATACCCATTTTCCCCTCCAAAAACACTTATATTTATATCTATTCAAGAATTATATATCAAAATAATACACAATTCTAGTAAATATAAAATAAGCGTTTTGAATTTATAAGCCTCTTCACATTGACTTACATCAGTATTTGAAATACATTTGAGTAATTAAAGAAAAGGATGGTAGAAATGAAAAGAGATTCCCGCATAGATATTTTAAGAGCTATAGCAATTTTACTAATCATGCTAGCTCACGTAAAACCGCCCGAGCCAATTCAACAAATTAGAGTTTTCGATGTCCCATTAATGGCAATACTATTAGGAATGTCCTTTCTTCTGAGTAGTAGAGCCTCAACTTATATTGATTACGTAATAAAAAGATTCAAAAGATTAATAATCCCTGCATGGGTTTTCCTTACCATATTTTTCTCATTGACTTTGTTAACATGCATCATCTTAAAAGCTACTTTTCCTTATAAGTTAGCTACGATTTTAACTTCATACTCACTTATTTCCGGAATTGGATACGTTTGGATAATCAGAGTATTTTTCACAATAGCTATTTTTTCTCCTTTAATTTATTGGATATCCGTACGAATTACGACCTTTTTTGCTAGGAGTGCTACGATTTTAATAGCAATGATAATTCAGCAAGTTTTATGGATTATTGATAGCAATATTTCAAATATCTATTTTAGTTTAATTTTTGAGCAACTAATTGCAATATCTTTCGGATATTTAATTTGCGCTCTTTATGGTATTTGGTTGTATCAGTATAGCAAAACCATGCAAATATACTCAATTTTGATTTACAGTGTTCCGATGGCAATCTTAATGATCGTAGAACATTTACCTAATTTAGCAGATCAGAAGTATCCCCCTTCAATGCTTTTTTTACTTTATGGAATTATTGTATCCACTGTTCTATTTCTGTTTGTGTCCATAGTAAATATTGATTCCATTTTATTCAGTTGGATATCTCGTTACAGCCTAGAATTGTATTATTGGCACATATTACCAGTTACATTCATAGACTTCACATATCCGAATATGGAATGGTATTGGAAATTAATTATCATCATACTTTTTTCTTTTTCTGTAACATTCCTACAGGTGAAAAAACTCCCTCGATTATTCACTTTGTAAAAACATCCGCATTTACGTTGTAAGTGCGGATGTTTCCTACTTTATAGAACATTGGCGATTATTTTCCATCCCGAAGATGTGTATACCCATCCAACAGGCGATCCGGACACGGGACTTGTATTCCAAACCTTGTCACCTATATTCCAAGTGCCTGAAGTTGGAGCTACTGAATTAGATAGATCAACGCCGGATTGTCTAAAAGTAGAACCATTAAAAGCAATTGGCGTTGAAGCTTGGCTAATAATATTTGTACTCAAGTTCCTTGCTTTTATACCAGAAATAGATAAACCAATAGTTAAATTAACAGCAGAATAAACGTTGTTATATGACACTTCGTTATTTTCAGAATCGCTACTTGCTATAACTATTCCTGAAGTTGCGAGGCTTGAGTCGCAATTATTAAATGAAATTTGCCCGTTTTTTGAACGGTTCAAATAGATAAACGCTGAATTGCTTAAAGCTTTTAAAATATTATGCATAATTTTTGTATCAATTAACATACCTGATTCGCGAGAACCATCTAAGAATATTACTTGACTAGCAGAACATTCTAAATTATTACTATCGATAATGATGCCATCCCCAGATGCACCAACATTAGCATTAAGCCCATCTGTTCTAGCACCAAACACACCGTAAATTGCACTCCTAGCTATATTTCTAGTTGCGTTACCTTTTATTAATGTTATAGATTCATTTAAAAGCCTAATCCCAAATTGATTACAATTACTTATTGTATTATCATCTATTATCGAGTTGTAAGAATTTACTAACCCAATTCCCGTTCTATTCGAAACATTAACAATATTTTGAGATATTTTAACAACTGAGCAACCATTCACTGCAATAGCTGCTCTCATCAAAGTTTCTGTTTGATCGTCATTCTGCAATATGTTCATTAGTTTATTTCTTGCGATAATTGTTTCGTGAGACTTTTGTAAATATATCCCCATGCCTTTGTTAGTCGTATTACCTTCAACTTCTCCGATGCTAGAAATATTATTATTTATTACAGAATTCTTGTATAAAGAATAATCTTGATAATGTGATTCGTATAAAATTATTCCATATTCTAAACAATTCTGGATATTATTTTCTTCAAAAACATTCTCAAAACCGTGCCCAATTATTCCCATTCCGATTTTATAAGATTTTTTCCCATCAACAACATTATTTCTTATATGATTGTTTGAATGGAAATATCCATTGCCGGAGTATCCTATCAATATCGCTGTAGAATCATTACTTCTTGGACTATCCGAATTTAATTCGCCATCAATTTCATTGAATTGGACTATCGCATTGGACACACCTCTATCCCCGCTATTCGATAGATAAATAGCGCATCCAGAAATTCTCTCAAACTTTACCTGCTCAATTATAGGGAATTTTACACCCGCCGCCATCACTCCGAATCCAGAATAAATATCAGCAGAAACTTCCCCTGTTCCAATTAAATGTCCTCCTCTTAAACTACAGTAATCATGTTGTAATTTAAAAAATCCCTTGTCTGTTGCAATTTGTTTAATAATCGACTTTTCAGCAATAATTGATGTGTTGTTCCCTTTTGTTAATAGTGTATCTGAAATTATTGTTGTAGTATTTTGCGGAAATCTAATGATCCCGCCATTCGGCAATGAATCTAAAGCTTTCTGAATCGCGGCAGTATCATCTGTTACACCATCAAACTTCGCACCAAACCATTTTGGATTTATCTCTCTCTCCGAGAACTCGTTAGACATTTTTTCAATAACTTCATAATCCCACTTTCTGAAATTATCAAAAATACCAATTCTTGAAAGTAATGTTCCTCCCGGATCTACAGATTCGATAATTTCTCTGTTTTGTTCAACAAACTCTTCCCACGATTTTTTCCCAGATTCCTGATATTCCAAAAATTGACGATATAATTCTTTAAATGTCCACCAATAATTTGAATCTTTAAAAGGCTGAGTATAAATCGATCGTTCTACTGTATAATAAAATGATCTAGTACTAAATTGTTCAATCCATTCTCCATTAGATAGTTCTTCTCTAAAACTAAAGTACGCTTCATTTCTACCAACCATTTGCATCGCATTAGCAGAAACAGTATATTTCAAAGTTCCTTTTGAACCATCGTATTCTGTCACAGGCTCTTCAGATATACCTTGACCTGTAATTTCTCTTGCCATAAGACAAAAGAATGGTTTTAAACCTTCAAAATTTTTAATCATACCATGCTCTAATATCACGGCATCAAAGACTTGTGTCTCATCATCCGCCTGACGTACCTTAATATCTCCAACTAAATTAAAGTCGGTCGTCGATAGAGTTATTTTATGTGTTATTGTTGCCAAATCCATCACTCCTAAAAATTAATAAACTCCCTTGGATTAATAAAATCATCGTTAGACGATGGCCAAGGTCCATTTCTCATAAATTGAAAATGCAAATGCGGTCCGGTAGAGTCTCCTGTACTACCCATATTGCCTACTTGTTGTCCTCGAGTAACTGTTTGCCCTACTGATACCGCATTAGAACTGTTATGTGCATATCCAGTGAATAAACCGTTCGCATGTTCAAGTACCACGTAATTTCCATAACTTGCAAAGAAACCAGATACCACAACCTTACCCGCATCTGCTGCGTAAAGCGGAGTTGTTGGATTTCCATTTACTAAGTCAATCCCATTGTGGAAGTTAGCTGCTCCCGTGATTGGATGAACACGCCAACCAAACTCGCTCGTCACTGTAACTGGTTGAGCAATTGGGATAGCATAGCCAGTGCTAATTTCGAGACCGTTGAACTTATTAAACCACTCTCTAGCCCATGTACGACGTTCTGGATGAGCAGCAGCAGGACGTTCAAAGTTTAGCTCGAAAGCAGTAGCTGCTTGCTCTACTCCGCTTGTAGACTTAAATGCTGCAACAGTGCGAGGGTCAACTTGTCCGATCCACTGACCATTGAACATGCTCCATTCAACTAAGTTCATCTGAGCAGACATTGTTCGATAATCTTCTGTTATCCCAGCAGCTGACATTAAGCGCTGCACATATTCACGGCCATTCCATGTTGGCGAACCAACTAATGGATATGCAGACCCATCCCATTGAACTGCGCCATAAGCCGGTCCTCCAACCTGTTCGGTGTCAGGATTCATACTTGGACCAACTTCGCCTTGGATATTACCTAGAATCCCTGCTTTTGCTGCATTAGAATAACCTAATCCATCAAGAGTAGCCCAAGCTTGCCAAGCAAAGCGATCAGCTGTAGAAGTTACACCCGGTGGATATTGTCCGTTCCAACTTCCGCCACCTCCGCCAGACCCTCCAGGATATACCTGCTGCCCATTTATCTTTAAAGTTCCACGGATATCCATATCCCCAGACATAGTTGCATTACCAACAATTCGAATATTAGGATCAATTATATACATGCCTTTGCCGTTTCCTAAAATTATCCCTGTGCCGGTTTTTGCTGAAAGTGCGATATAATCTCCATCGCCGTCGGAACGAACGATTAAAGCTTTTCCATCCATTGAAACAGGCCCATCCTGATCTTGCAAATCAGGGAAAGGTTCGCCGGCTGTACCGATGGTTCCAATTGATTTAGACCCACTCCAAAACTCCATACCTCTCCTGGTCAGTTCCATAATTTTTCTGCCATTATTTTCAACCCTAAGAGTTCCTGAAGCTAATTTAAGCGTATCGCCCAATCTATTGAATGATGTTTCAAAAACATTAGCTATAATACTTCCGGTCTGGATAAAATCAGCATTGAATTTTCCATCAATGGTCCAAGCTGTTTTAAATGGGCTAGTGTAGAAATCGCCGTCAATAAATCCAATCCCACCTGAGTTTGCAACTAAGAAATGCCTTGATGTTTGAATAGAATCCCCGTCCATCCATACCATCTGAAATGGCTGC